AGGCAAAACCCGCAACTGGCAACCCGTCGGACCAGTCTGGCTCAATCCCGAGCGCGACGCCAGCGCCCCTGAAACCAGAGACGCCGCATGAAATCGGCGGACAACTTGTTTGACAAACACCGGCCCCGTCCGCGCATCAGAAAGCGGATCACGCCTTCGCTCTCGACCGCATCGAAACCGAAGTGCTGGGCCAGCATGCTGATCGAGGCGCGCGGGCTTTCCAGCGCGGTGATGACATAGCCCTCTACCGCACCCCAGAGGCCAGAGACGTCGATCAGGGTGTCCGCCAGCCCGGCGCGCAGACACATGCGGCGCACGAGGGCGGCCAGCGAGACAGCCCCGAGCCGACCGGTCAGCCAATGGCCGAGCCGCCAGTTCGGCCCGTCCGACCAGATGTCGCTGGCTTGGGGAAAGAACGGATAGGGCCGCGCGTCCCAGGTCCAGGCGGCGCAGTTGGCGACACTCACCATCGGGGCGCTGTAGACCGTCGAGACCGGGTTGTTCGCTGTGCCGCCCCAGAACAGATACGTCGCCTCGAGGTATGCGCGCTGGATCGCATCGTCACGCCAGCCGCGGGAGTGGTAGGGCACCTGGCTTTCCGACGACTTCGGATCGAAGAACACGTTGGGCTGGTTGGTGCCGCGATCCACGGCCGGGCAGCCCAGTTCGGTGAACCAGATGGGTTTCGATTGCGGCACCCAAGCCGTGGCGGCCCCACTTTCCACCCCGCCCGGGCGATTGAAGTGCGGGTTGCTCCACCAGCCCTGCAGATCCTTGAAGCGGAACATCCATGGCTTGCCATATCCGCCGTCGGTGATCGGCGTCCGGGTCTGGCTGTCGCGGTCGGCAGCGCTGGCATAGAACCAGTCGAACCCCACGCCGCCCGCGATGTTGGATTGCAGATAGCCGCGGTCGTAGATCGAAGGAGCCAGCGCCGCATCGGCATGATCGAACCCGTCGCGCCAGTCCGAGATCGGCATATAGTTGTCGATGCCGATGAAATTGATGTTTGCGTCCGACCAGAGCGGGTCGAGGTGGAAGAACACATCGCCCGATCCGTCGCCGGGGTGGTGGCCGAAATATTCCGACCAGTCGGCGGCATAGCCGATCTTGGTGCCTGCGCCGAGGATGCTGCGCACATCCGCCGCCAGCGCTTTCAGCGCGGTAACAGCCGGATAGGTGGAAGCCCCGCTTCGGGTCGTGGTCAGACCGATCATTTCCGAGCCGATCAGGAAGGCATCGACCCCGCCTGCTGCGGCACAGAGGTGGGCGTAATGCAGGATCATCCGGCGCAAGCCCCAGTCCGTACCGCCGGTCCATGTCACGGTGGTCCCCGACACCGCAAAGTTGGCGGGCGTGGCGGTGCCGAAGAAAGCTGACACCTGCGTGGCAGCCGTCCCCGTCTTGTCCACTGTCCCCGCAAACCCAGCCGCAGGTGAGCAAGTGATCCTCCCCCGCCACGGCAGGGCGGCCTGACCGACACCGGCTGCGTTCTCGGAATACGGGTTCGGCAGCACGTTGTCTGGCGGCACATCCATCATCAGGAACGGATAGAACGTGACCCGCAGACCGCGCGCCTTGATCGCCTGAACCGCTTGCACCACCGAGAAATCGGCCGGTGTTCCACCATAGACCGGTTTCCCGTCGATCTGGCTGATCACCGGCGCTGCTGCCCGCGCCAAGCCGTTTACCGACCACAGCGGCACCGTGGTCTTGGCCGCGACCTCGACCTTGGGCCGCACCGTGCAGTTGCCCGCGCGCAGATCGTCGCCGAACCACGCCACCACCAGACTGACACTGGCCACGGCCGGGGCCAGCGCCTCCAGCCGGTCGAGCGACACCGCCAGATCGGGCGTGTCGGCGATGGCGTTGACGTTCTCGGCCGAACTGGTGCCTGCATCGGTCTTGGTGACCACGGCGGTCGCGTAGGCGAACTCGCCCGAGGCCGGGATCATCGTCACGGCCTGGACCAGCCCTTCAGCCGTGTCGGGATCGGCCAGCGGCGCGAAGACCTCAAAGGACATCTGTGGCAGGCGGTTGCCAAAAGCGGTCAGCGCCAGATTCTCAAACACGACATAGGCGAGGCCGCGATAGGCCGGGGTGCTGGTGGCCCCCATCCTGGCTGCGATGAACGGGTCGGGGCTTTGCGCTTCGGATCCGGAATACCAGCGCCAGGTCACCCCGGTCAGGTCCATCGGACTGCCGTCTGCCCAGATGCGCCCGATGCCGGTGATCGGTGCTTCTGTCAGCCCCACCGCGAACGAGGCGGAATAGAGGTATTCGGTGGTGGTGACCTTGGGCCCGCCACCCTTGCCGCCGGAACTGGAGGTGTTCACCTCTTCAAGGAAATCAGTGGCCCAGATGATGTTGCCGCCAAGCCGCATCCGACCGTAGAGGCGCGGGATCACCGTGCCTTCGGTGGCGGAAGTGATGCGCAGACTGTCGAGCCGCGCGCCCTCGATGCGCTGGCCCGGCGAGAGCGAGGCCATAAGTGCTGAATCGATGACCGATCCGATCGAGGTTCCGATCATGCCACCGATGGCGGCACCGGACAGGCCGAGGATGGTGCCGCCGAACCCGGCCCCGAGGGCAGAGCCGACGGCACCCAGAACGAGGGAGGCCATGGGTCAGGACTTTCCAGAAAAGGGTGTGCTTGCCGGAAACCGGAAGGCAAAGGCGATCTTGCGCGCCCATGTTGTGGTCAGCGCCTCTTCGATCACGCCCAGCCGGTCGTAAGCGTGGATGAAGCGGTCCGAGGCGGTCAGGATGCCGACATGCTTGGCAATGGCGCGCGGGGCCATGCGAAACAGGACCAGCGCGCCGGGGCCGATCTGGGCGAGGGGAATCTCGATCATCATCGCCCGCGCGCCGTCGGCCAGAACTTCGCGGGCACCTGTCTCGCCCCAATCCCGACTGTAAGGCGGGATTGCTTGCGGCTCGGTCCCCACCACATCACGCCAGACGCCACGTGCCAGACCAAGGCAATCGCAGCCCACACCGCGCAGGCTGGCCTGATCATGGTAGGGCGTGCCGAGCCAGGCGCGGGCCGCCGCGATCACGGCGTTTGCATTGGCAGGGGTCACAGCACCACCCCCTGATTGGCGTCGCCATTCGAGGCATAGCGCAGCACGGCATCCTGCCCCGGAATGTTCGGAAACCCCCGAAAGTTCAATGCATTGGCAAAGCGGTCGCGGCAGGTCCCCAGCCGCTTGTCGCAACCCGCCCGGATCACGAAGGCATCGCCCACGCCCAGCGCCCGGACCGGGGCTTCCAGCAGGGTGATCGTCACACCGGTATCCGCGACGTCGTGCATCATCACTTCGGCCCGCCGCCCGTCCGATCCGCCGCTGGTCCATTCCACGGTGCCGGATGCAAACAAGCCGGGAGCAAATGCCCCGAGGCCGGAGGCAACAAACCCCCGGTCGCGAACCGTTGCAAGAATGGTCCCGCTGCCTTTGAAGGCGGGCGCTTCCAGATCGACGCCACAGCGGCCATCGCCCAGCGCTGCATCACAACTGGCCTGATAGGCGCGGCCGACGGTCTGGTTGAGCACATGCGCGAGGCTGCGCACCTCGGCTACGAACGCCATGCGGCCGCGCCGGATCTGACCCACCGCGCCAAGGCGCATCAACACCCGCTGGGAGGTGTCGGCCCAGTTCACCCGCCAGAGCTCGACCTGTGCTGCGTCCCAGCGCCCGTCAATGATATCCGTCTCGGTGATGCGGTCCGAGGTCAAAACACCCTCGGCATCCTGCGCATCGACGGAGAGGTCCGATCCCGAGCGGATTTCCGAGGCGGCAAAGCCACTTTCCGGCTCAAAACCCGTGCCATCGAAGGTCAGCACCGCATCATGATCGGTGAAGCCGAGCGTCACGCCGTCGACGCGGATAATCCGCCAGCACCAGGAAAGGGTGGTGGTGCCATCGTCGAGATGGGCTTGAAGCGCGGGTGAGAGGGTTTTCATGATTGGTTTCCGTTCAGCTGTTGAAATGTAAAGCAGTTGTCTTTACATATGGGGTCAGTTCATCGCAGGAGAATGCGAAATGGTCGCCACGACACCCCATGACGACACCCAG